CCCTGATACCCCATCTAGTAGATTTAACTCCTCTGGCGTGGATGTAATCTGTGTGGTACTCGCTGCTGCAAGAACTGGCAAAGTTCCAGACTGGTTTGGCAAGCTTATTGTTCTGTCGGCTGTAGGATCAACTGTTGTAAGTGTTGTCTCATGTGCGTCAGGGGTAGCTCCCTCAAACACAAAAGCGTTCTGGATGTTTATGGTTGTACTGTCTACTGTTGTGGTTGTACCACTTACTGTTAGATTGCCTGTTACTGTCAAATTATCGTTAACCGTTGTCTCTGATGTAGTATGCCCTATGGATATGGCGGTTCCTGATATACCTGTGCCTATTGCTACAGACTCGCCACCATCTCCTGTATCAACAACAAGATAGTTGTCTGACCCTTGCTTTATTGTAAACGCTGTAGCTGAGTTATCAGAAACGGCTACATTTATATCCGTTCCATCTGCACTAATAGAATCAATAGCAATGTCGCCTACGTTTGTGATATTGTTGTCACCAAAACTTACGTTATCTCCAAAGGTTTTGTTTGTTAGCGTAGCCGTCGAGGATGTTGATACTATTCGAGCGTCCCCACCTGTGCTAGGTAGAGTTAAAGTATTACTAGCACTCTCTGAATGAGGAGCTGCGATTATTGTTTGTCCGTGTGAGTTAGCCTCACAGTTTAACTTTATAGCACCTTGATTGGTGTTTCCTTTTACAACAACTTTTCCTGTTCCGTTTGGAGCTAATTCTAAATCTCTGTTTGATGTGGTTACAATATCGTGGGTCTGAACGTCCAATGCTCCACCCAACTGAGGTGAAGTGTCGTTTACTACGTCAACACCTGTAAGGCTTGCGCCACTACCACTAAAAGCCGTGGCTGTTACTGTACCTCCGATGGACACATTATTGCTACCATCTTCAACAACAATCTTACTGGCAGGCACTGTGATAAACACATCTTTAGTTCCTGCACCAAAGTCCACCAGATTATTACTGTTAGAACTCGCTATGACTGATCGTGCTAATGTGGTTCCAGAAGATGTGAATGTTCCTAGACCAACCTCAAAAGCACCATTTGTATTGTCAACAATAGCATAATAGGTTGTATCTGAATTAGATAGATTAGCAGTAAAAGTTTCAAAGTTAATGACTGCACCTGCCAGAGTGATTGTGCCTGTACCTGTTGTCGTTGTCGTTTCACGAACTCTATCTGCAATCACAAAAGCCATTATGCTATCCTTATTATTGCATTACTGGCATCGGCCGCAGGAAACACAACAGTAAAATCACCGGATGATGCGGACTTATCAGAACCAAAATCCAACACACACACCGCCGGATCACCCGAAGCACTATCGTTAAATATCAAGGCTCCTCTAGCAGTAAGCGTTACGTTGCTAAAGGTTTCATCGGTAAAATCTGTTAAGGCGGTAGTGCTTGACGCTGTAGGCGTAACGTTTGTAAGAGCTTGTCCTTTAGCTGTATAATTTGTGCCTGATACTTCATTACTTGTCGTGTAAGCTGTGGTTCCTGCTCCTAAACTAGCACTGGAGGTATACAAAGCTATGTTAAAAGTATTACCTGAACTATTTGTAAAATTGTGAACACCCTTTAGAAGTTCTACTTTAAATGATGTGCACATTGCCTGCGATATAGCCATTATAATCTCCTTATCATTTCTGCAAGCTTTTCGTGTCCTGCATTTTTTATTGCATTGCAAACAGTGGTTCTATCTGATTTTATTGCTTCTTTCATATAAAATGTAATTACTTTTTCTAAATGCGATTTAAAGGCATGAGCCTGATCTCTAATCTCAGGGGCAGCGTTATCTCCAACCTCTACAATCTTATCCACACATCGTGCCGCTACTTCTTCTGGAGTAAACCCCCTATTGTTTGTAGTTTGTATGTCTACAATCGGCGTTTTTGGTAATTCCATCAACATTATTGTTTATCCCTCATAACCATACCTGACCTGTAATAATCGCTAACCTCTTTTGCCTCGCCGTATAGTTTAAGCGATTGCACCGCTTCAGTAAACCTTTGTGCGTAATTCTGCATTACATCGGGCTCACCTTTCATAAACGTGTACGCCTCCATTAAACTGCCATACAACAAAGCATTAGGTGCATTTGTGCTCAACCATGTTTCACCAGAATCAGCACCTGCGGTAAGACTATTAGGTCGGTAATAATAGTGTAGTTCTACTGCAAACGATGAACTCGGAGTCGGCGCCACAATAAAGTTGTCGGTATCAAACAAAGCATAAAAGCGCGGTGACCCTGTAGTGGAGGAGTTTGGCGTAATTGTTTGTATAAAATTTACATCTTTGTAATCAAGAAATACTTTATTGCTACTGCCATCCGTAAAGCTAAGTGAAAAAGGAGTAAGAAAATCTGTAGGACACGCCAAGAACTCACTACTTGAGGTAAACGCCGCCGTAGCGTTTTTTCTAAATATACTGAGCTGCACGTTTTTAAGTATGCGCTCCTCTGCAATCTTTATAAAATTGGATAAATTATTTGTAAAAGTAGTCTCTGTGTTCTCAGAATAATCCTGTATGGCCGTTTTAAGTGTAGCAAAAGTAAAGCTCATGTTGTCACCGTAACCTCTCCAACAGACGCAATAGCACGAATAGCAACCCCTCTTTCTGGAAAACCACCGGGGCCAACAGTAACTGTCTGTGGCTCTGTTCTGTCCGGTCTGGCGTCTTTCAATCCAAGAGCATCTACCACCGTAGGAAAAGGCTCAAGTTGTGGCTGCTTCGCTTCAAACTCATCTTTACCTACAAGAGAGCCGTTCCACTCCTTGCGCATATCTTTGTATTTATAACGAAATCCTGATCTATCTGATATAGCGTAAGCGTGTTTACCTTGTGCAAAACGAGCCATCAGGAACTCCTAAAATATTCATACTGAGGCACTACATTAAAAGAAGCTCTATCCCTGTCCTCAGTCATCGCACGTTGAAACTCCTCTTCATATACTGCTTTTAGCATCTGTGTTCTGTTAGGCGCTCTTTTCATACTTATGTAGTAAGCCAGTCCTGCTGCCAAACATGGAAAGAAACGAAAAGGCATATCCATTGTATTAATAAACGTGTCTGCATCATCCATGCGCGTCAGTGCATCAAAGATAATAGTGTCTGTGCTGTTTTCTGGAGTAGGCCATATTTTTAATACAGGAGTAATCTGTCTGTCCAAAAAAAATTGATTAGGTCGTCCTGTTGTACTTTTAGTTGGTATGCCCAAGTACGTGGACCTGCTTATTCGCTCCATAGCAAAGTCTGTGCTACTACGCCTAACAACAACAGAAAGTATATCAATCACGTTTGTATTCAGGTTATACGTAGAGGTACCGGAAGTAAGAGCCTGTGTAGTTTGTGTTATGGTCCACTGATTAAGACCACGATTAGCCCATTCTGCTAACATTAAGTTGAGAGAACGCTTGGCAGATTTAAGATCGTAACCCGTTCTGACCTCTAAACCACAGCGCTCAAACGCCTCTTCAATGTACTCCGCAACGTCGAGTTCAAAGTCTGTGCTATCTGATACGGCCATTTACTCATCCTTGTTTGCGTACATATTATCAAAAATTTGGTTTACGTCCAACACATAATCTAAATCAGACTTCGAGTAATGTATATGCTGCGATGGTTTAAAGTCCGGAGGACCCTCCCCCGTCTCAAACCATGCGGGATGAGTAACACGAACACGGTTGTTTGGCAAGGCTACGATGTTACCTGTGTAGTCGCCGGCATCTAATAAGGTAAGAACATGACTTTGTTTATGCTGTGCGGGGTCATCGGCAATCTCACTATCTGTATAATCAACTGTAAAATGATATTTAGCAGGATAAAACTCCCCTCCTATCTTTGCCATCCATGGACATGGAGTTGCTCTGTCTAAGGTATAAACAGCGTGATGATGAGAAGCACAATCCCAAGGCTGTGCTAAATATGTCTCCATAGGATCGGGCCACCCCTCAAAATCAAAATCTCCAACAAGGGCTGTAATAGGCATACGAGCCCACATAGCCCCACCGTGCACATTAGGCTCATCGTCATCGTTTTCACAACCAGTAAATATTACTTGAAAAGACAAACACCTATTGGGCATTGTCGTGACAGCAATAGCCATCGCGTGCAAAAACTCACCATGATATTTCTCATGGTTGTGTGTATATTCTCTACGCACCCAACATTTAAAATGCGGGATGTTACTTTGTAAATACGGCAAATTTAGGCCTTCTTAGTATCCTTAACTAACTTCATTCCTTTTTTCTTCGCTTCGGCCCGTAGTTGTGCAATTGTCATTGTTTTCTTGGCTGCACCACCTTTTTTCATCATTCTAGGTTTAACATTACCACCCTTCTTCATCATTCTAGGTTTAACATTACCACCTTTTTTCATCATACGAGGTTTAACATTACCACCTTTTTTCATCATACGAGGCTTAACACCACCGCCTCTTTTCATCGCATATGTCTTCTTTTTTCTCATAGCTTGCTCCTAAGTATATAAAGTTTTTTTACGTCTGTTGGACATGACTGCCCCACACCCTCGTGCGATAAATCGTTTACCTTTTAAATTTACATCATCTTTTTCAACTTTACCACCTTTATCGTATCCTAAAGGCAATCCTTGAGATTTTTTTCCTGTAACAGTAAACGTGTCTCTAACTCTCCTGCTTACATCTTTAAGGGGTATTGTTCTATCTAAAAACTGTGAATAACTTATTTTTTTGGAGGTGAAATCATCAATAGCTTTAATGTATTTTCTTTCATCTCCCGTATATGCCTGTCTTGCGCCCATTACCGTATATACCCTCCGTTACCTAAACGTACCACTGCCTGCTTTGTATTCTTAACTACTGTCTTACCTTTTGCTCCGGCTTTTTTCTTTTTCTTTGCAGTTGCCGCACGCTCCTTCTTACTTAAGGATTGTGCTTTACTACGCGGTAAGCATCTATCTGGGTTCTTTTTATCTTTAGAGGTGCCGCACTTACCCTTAATCTTACCGTCCGTGCCAATACGAACCCAGTCTTGTTTAAGCCATTTTTTAAGTTCGCCCATTATGCTTTCTTCTTTTTCTTCTTACCTTTAGCGCCTTTTGCGTAATTTGGATCTTTACAATATTTACTCGCGGCTAAATTTGCATAAGCGCTTGGGTATGTATCAAAAGTGCGCTTTGCCCATGCTTTACCTTCGGGACAGATCTTACCACCTTTCTTCATTTTCACTATGCCACCCTTAGCCATACGTATCGGTGGACACGCTCCACTCCCTAAGTTTACCTTACTTCTTGATTGCGGCCTGCTCATAACTTGCACTCCTTCTAATAAAATCTTCCCACAAAGGTTTTAACATTTTGTTGTTTTGTTCAATCTTGACAGACATCACGGCTATTTCCTTATCTACGTTAATAAGGGTCACGGTCATCCATGTAATCGCGCCTAAAGACATGGTGGTGACACCACCAACAAAAGCTTGCTTAATTAACATCGCCATCTTCTCCTTGCCTGCCGCAAACGACTATTTGGATTTTTAGCCGCTTTTGGAAACTTTTTCATCTGTCCGGCGCTTCGTGCACAAAATGACTTACGCCTTGCTTTTTCTTTCGCTGTTAGGTTTTTCTTCTTCGTAACAGCCGTTTTTAACTTACTTCCCGGGTTGTCGCGTCTGTATTTCGCCACACCGGCTTTAGTCATCCCCGCTCCAGACTTAGTGGAGCGGAAATACTTTTTTGTCTTAGGCGGTTGCTTATCGCGCCTAGTTTTAGTCATAGTTCTTACGCATTTTCAGCGTAACGGTGTATGTGTCTGCACTAGAGTGACCAACAGTTGTAAAATCAATGTCCCCTGTCGGAGAGCTTGCATTGTTTGGCAATCCGCCAAATTCACTGTAATCGTGATGCCCACTCTGGTTTTCACCTAACTCTATTATAAAAGCACTTGTAGACGCATCAAAAAACAACTGAACCTTCATGCCTATACACTGCCACCATATTTTATCTATGGTGACAGAAGTACAGGACTGCCCGTGTCCGTTTGAATTTAGTGCAGATACATCGACTTTTTTTACAGCAGATTCACCGGTACCATCTGAAATGTTGGTAAACTTCATTACAAGCGTTTTGTCATTATCGACAATCGTTTGCGAGGTTACTGCATCAGCCATGTTGCTCTCCTAAATTAAGCTTCGTAGCCCATTAACTCTATTAATAGCTTACCTGCGGTATAATCTGCATCTGTGGTAGCACCTAGCGTTAAGTACAGAAACTCATCCGCAGCAGGTAAAGCAGTAAAAAATACTTTACTACCTAATGTGGCGTCACCTGAATTAACAAGTAAAGTTTCACTTAAACCACTAATCGCTCCATCTTCAACACCGGTGCTTTCTGTGGCAGAGTGCACGTTAATATCGGGATCACCGCCGGCAGGAGCTTCAAAGCACTCCATAGAACCTGTTAAAATAGTTCCGTTTCTAGCCGCTGTAATTTGTCCAATGTGACATGCGTTAGACGTACCGTTCACACCAATAATATCGCCACTGGCTGTTGATCGTAGACCTGTAAGATCTATAAGAATACGAGTAGTAATAATACCACCAGATCTCATTACAGAACTTCTGTAAATAGTACCTGTGCCGCCTGTAATACCGGTACCGGCCTCTGTAGCCAAGGTATTCGCATCAAGAGATGCAAAACCCGCAGAGCTTATACTAGCTTGTGTGGTAAACGCACCCGTTGTGGTGCTTTTGCTTACGGACGTAAATCCGCCCTCAGATCGTACTGGACCTGAAAAAGTTGAGTTGCCCATATTTATCTCCTTGTCTTGGCAAATGTCAGTTACACCATGTAACTGTCAAGGTAGTTTAAGTATACACAAAAAAAAGAGGGCGACAAGAGCCGCCCTCAATTATTTAGGTTTTGAAGGAAATATTATGCGCCGGGTGTACCGAACACACAACGCCAGTCTGAAACACCAAAGCTATATCGTTCTCTAGCTTTGAATCTCATGTTACCAGTGTCAAAGTCACCTTCCATGGCCGTCTTAATCGGTGCACGATTAAAGTATTTGAAGCCATTTGGTGCATCTGTTTTGATGAAAAACGCATCCGTATCAGTCAAGAAATGGTTTACTACAGCACCTTGTGGTAGCATACCCATGTTATTGATAGCGTTTGCGTCATTGTCAGATGTGCCCGGTCTTAGATTAGAGTTTAATACTCTTTCAGCAACAAACTGAAGCTCTTTTGGTATGATAAGCTTCATACCTCTAACAGCAATCTTAAGACCTCTCTCGTCGGTTAGACCGGCGATGTCAATCAACATCTGCTCCAATGATGTTTCATTTAAGTCAGCAGCCACAGAAAGAAGGTTTCTTTGGTTACCGTTTAATGATGGATGTGAAGATGAACACAAAGCAGCTCCGTCACCAATCGCATTAGTTGAACTAAACGCATTGTTCAGAATAGAAGCAGCTTTAATCTGCTTTGTCTGAGCCATGGATCTAGCCAAAGCTTTTGTGTATCGGGACGCTAATCTGTCATAAAGATTATCTTCAATAGCTTCCTCTGTAATAGCGAAAGCTAGAGCGATTGTCTCGTGAGTATAGCGTGCTGTGAAGGTTTCCTGCGCGGAATCAAAGGAAACAGTGCTTCCTTCTTCTTTTGTTGGCGCAGTGCTGAAACCTGCAAGCATCACCTCCTCTTCAAACGCTCTGTCCGAAGACTCTTCGTCAAAGATTTCTGCGTGCTCATTTTCGTATCTGTCGTACTCAAGACCAAATAAGGCGTTAAGTCCGGGTTCTAGCTCTTTTGCTAGTTGGGCTCTACTAATTGCAGACATAACTTAACCTCCTTATATACCAGTATTCGCTGCGGTGCCTACGGCAGCAGCAAAACCTGAGTTGAACGGAGCATTTAATCGGACAATATACTGATGTCCAACAGCAGAGTAGTCTGTATTGCCTTCATCTTCATAAAGACCGACAATACGAACATCTAAGCCTGCGGTTGTTGCGGCTGTGCTAATATCAAGCATATCTGAGGATCTACCTGTGTTAGTAGAACCACTGTTTACACTTGCCATGTCACAGTTAGCAAAAACATCAGCAAGAGCCGTTGCTCTATCTGTGTTTGTTCCATCAGCAACTACAGAATATAGCTGCATTGGATTGTCATATACAAACGCCTTGATAGGAAAGTTTGTATCGACGCTTACATTGTTACTACCCGGCCAGTAGTTTTTAAAAGTTGTTTTCTTTGTGCCAGAGTCAACAAATTCACAACCATAAAAAACACCAAGGGGAGCAACAGCCTGATCTGTTATGGTAATGACTCCCGCCGCTGTTGGAATTACAATACCACCCTGATATATCGCATTAGTATTATTAGATGCAATCTCATAAGTAGTTGTACCAGTAGAGTTATAACCGGCACCTGTTATTCCAATAGGACGTAAACCATAACCTCCAGTAAGACTATTAGCCATTTGGGCCTCCTATTAAAAAAAGTTTCATTTCTGTGAACCTCCAAAGGTCACGCGAGATTGACGATCAGGTTTACTGATTGTCATTGTTGAATGTGCATTCTCTCTCATCATATCCTGATCCACTGCTGTCATCTGGTCCGCATTTCTTTGTGAAAAGTAATCCGTTCTTTCTGCAACAGTCTCAACAGGTATTCGAGCAAGAAGCAATCCTCCTACGCCAAATACACCTTCATATTTACCTGAGTCCACAACAGGGGCTTCAAAATCTGGGTATTCATCCTTACGGACTAATTCCCAACCCTCTCTCATTTTTGCACTGATATTTTTTGTATCATTGTATCCACGGGTTTCCGCTCTGATCCAACGATGCTTAAAACCATCAGGCGCAGGTGGTGCGTCTAACATAGATGGGGGAGCCCATGGTTTACGCCTAACCGACTTCTCCCTAGTTTGTTCAGCGCGAGAAGTTCGCTTCACAGTATTCTCAAACATTTCATTTTGTTCTTCAGCCATTTAACTTACTCCTTCACGTATTTCGCGTATTCTTCAAGTGGCACACCCAATTTTTTAGCTATTGCAACTTGGCTAGGGGTGAGTCTAACCTTTTTATTACTACTGCGCCCAGTGGTTGTGCGGGACACGGAAGCTACCGTCTGAGCGGGTCGCTTGCTTCCCCCGTTAAACTTATGCGGAAACTCTGTCTGCACTCGTCTGTCGAGTTCAGTATAGTACTCATCGGAGTTCGGGTCAAACCCTTCTTCCTCAATTAATTTTTTATGAATACCAAAAGCTGCATAAGTCATTGCTTCATCCTGCCCAAACCAATCATTTTTAGAAGCCCATGCTTCCGCCTTTGGAGAAGGTTTTCGTGCAGGTTGTTGTACTTGTTGTTGCGGTTGGGGCTGCTCTTGTTGTTGTTTAGCCAACCGCTCCTGTTGTTGTTTAGCCTGTTGCGCTCGGTCATTCTCTATTGCTAAAGAAGTTATTTTACGTTGCGCCTCAACAACAGCGTTAGTGTCGCCCACTTCCATGGCCTTAGCCATTTCTTGTTCGGCTGCCGTCATCTGAGATTCTACCCGTGTGCTATACTCAGTCACATAATTTGTGTCCAGAGTATTCATACGGTTTCTAAGTTCTGTGGATTCCGCCTGCACTTTTTGGGCATAATTTATTGCTTCTTCACGCTGACGTTCAGCCTCACGCATCTTTTTAGTCAAACGATCAATACGCTTCTGTGTTGCAGATTCCGCTTTTTCAAAGTTGTCTGGTTTCTCGACCTCGACAGCCTCTACCTTATTTTCTTCTTTTTCGTCCTGCTTCACCTCTACTTCGGTGTCCTGCTCTTCTTCAAGCTCAAGTTCTATTTGTTGCTCTGCCATTATTTACTCCTAGAAATGCAAAATGTCTTCAGGTTCTAATATCTTAGCAAGGACCTCATCGTCATTAAGTATCCTTACTTCGCCCCCATCTATCTTAAAACGCGATCCGGCATATCGAGCAAACATTACCCAATTACCGGCTTCACACCACGCCCCAGTAGGAAACTTCTCTTTGTCCTTAAAAGCTAAGTCGCCTACTTTCAATACATAGCCCACTTGTGTGGATATTGTATTTTCTTCAACAACATTTTCCGGCAGATATATTCCGCCCTCTGTTTTACCTTTGCCTTTGTAAGGAAGTATCAAAAGTCTCCAACCTGTGGGGGTTGGCATTCTTTCTAAAAGTGTTGCGCTGAGTGCTTCAGGGTTCAAGACTTTTTCTTTTGAATCCACATACGCCTCAGCAACCGATTCTGCTTTAGTCATTTAAACGCTCCTGTTTATCTAGCAGGCCCTTGAGTTCCTGTTCCACGTGATTAAGAGCAGAAAGATTGCCCATCATTTCACGATATTGCTCCATATTTTTTATCTGGTCGAAAAGTAGTTGCTCTTGCACAAAAGACTTACGGTCATTAATAATTCTGTAAATGGCCTGTGCCAGTTGTACTCCGTCCAAAATTTAACTCCAGATAAGACTTAATTTAGTATTATGCGAAAATATAAGGCTTGTCTAGTTCTTTTCGAAGTGCGGACCATCGATGAACGGGCGGCGTGATTGCGAGCGACGTAAATCGATATATGCGTTCATTGCTTCCTCTGCTGTGCCCTCCCAATCCCGAAGGTCATCTATTTGCCATGCGGCGCCCCACCTAATTTTAACGCCTTCTCGCACCGCTGCTTCTTTCATAGCATCTGCTATCTCATCATAAACTGCGATTTCCCAACATGGCTGTCCGTCTTGGTACGCCATTAAATCGACAGCGTGTGCTGTGCCATCATCTTGCAAAAGGTGTTTACTACGCATAGTCTGGGATCGCCCCGATTTGAAAAGCTTTTCCTGTTCAGCTAAAGAACGAACCCCATAAATCACGCCAAAATCGACGGATGTCAGCTCAATCGCCTTCTTTACTGTCTCTACCAGATCCTCGCTTACGCCCTCCAGTTTCCCCAGACTCCTGTTTGATAATTTGAATGCCATCTTTTTTCTCCTGCTTTTTGTGAACAAAATCAATCCACTCTTTGTTCATATCATAGAAGTATTGACAATATTTACAACGCAAACTTTCGTCTACGTTTTCCATATCGTGGCCACAAACATCACACGTGGCGGTGTTTATTTTGTTAATCCTTTTTGCTTCTCATACGTGCGGAGTCCCCCGATTCCGAGCATACCGCCCAAAACGGTTAGAAGCGTACCCATATCGAACTCGGGAAGCTCAGGTAATTCCACACCGGCAATTGCACAGCTAAAGATAATTAAGTCTTTAAGGATAAAATGATATAAGAAGGCAAACGCACAGCACCAACCCACTGCCGGGCGCCATCCGCCCTTAAACAAAGAGCCCGACGCCGCTTCGGCCTTGTTAACTTCTATCTGTGAAAGCGCAAGCTCTTGAGCGTGTTTCTGCCCCATCGTGGCTATTTCATGCGCCAATTTTGCTTTTTCGTCCTTATCTTCTATAAATTTATCAAGAAGACCGCTCACAGGACCTATGAGAGATTGTAACATAATTAATCCTTTGGTGGTATGGGCCTTCCGGGTGTAACTGTCCCGTCAGGATGATATATTGGTTTAGTATAACGTATACTACCTTTGCCCTTCTCTAATTTTAATTTCTTCGCATCTTGCTCAATAATCCGTGGGACACCATAGATATTATTTTCGAGAGAGGCTAGTTGTTTTTCAAGGGATTTTAATTCTTTATCCCCACCGCCCATCTTAACTTTTTGCCTACCCCTATGTGTTAGAGTTGCAAAATCTCCTCTTCTACTTGCTGCCATCTTTTAGTTCTCCTCTTTTAGCTAATTGATTGAAACCAATAAAACTACCAATAACACCCATATTACTCAGGACCCATATCTCTGCAATACCCGAAAGATGATCTATGCGCTCAATAGGAACTATGGGGGTCATTAATACACCAATAAATGCGGTTACCGTTAAGGCAGAAAACCATACTATATAGCGCTGTTGATCCTCTTTCTTGTCTCTATTCTCCAAAAGCACCATACGCTCACGCATTGCCATCTCATGGTCGCTAACGACACCATCGCCGTTTGCGTCAGCCTTTTCCCACACAGAGCCTTTTTCTAACTTTTTTTGTGTCACTCCTCCCTCCTTTCCGCTACTTTTGGTTTGCAATATGCAGAAAAAGTATTTCTTGTTTGTCTCTCATTATAAAAATTTATTTTCTCCGCATACCAGTTGCACTTATCAATACTACCATATTCTATAGAATCATCGTAAATTTCACTACCTTCAAGAATAACTAACACAAACAATAACACTTTCATTTTTTAAAACTATCATTTAACGAATCAACAACACTGTCAATATTTGGTTCTGAGCCCCCGGGCTCATATTTACATCTATATTCTACAGGACATTGGCCCTCAACAACAAGCGAATACGTATCGTTTGCCCCTTTATACAAACAAACCTCTTGACCGTTTTTAGCCGTTTTGCGCTTATAGCGACGGCACGTTATATACTTTGGGTCCTCTCGTATCCCTTTACGAACCTCTTGCTCCCAAGTCCAATCACTAAATTTTTTTAAAAAACAACTAAAACATTGAATAATATTTTCTGATTGTGCTAAATATATCACACCTTCATGTGCACAAAGCCATTCAAACGTTTCCTGACCGCCTTGTTTACGAACACAATTAGTCGAACCATCCCCTGTCGAGTCCCATAAGGGAGTAGACGAAGAGGCCAAGAAGACCCAAGCCAACAGCAAGCACAACGGTAAGTGCCACGATGCCGATAACTTTTTCCCTAAATATCTTTTTATCATATATCTCCTGCTGCCTACGCTTTCGTATCTGCCCCTCCATTCGTAATAACTCGTCCCAAGCAGCCGTTCCGTGCGTAAACTTAATAAACTGTTGTAGCTCGTATCGCTGCTCTTCAAGTTTCTTTTTTGCTGCGAAAGCTTCGATTGCCTCTTGTTCTACCGTGCCCCCACCAAATACCTTACGAAACATAGTAGGATTCTTTGCTGATTTATGTGCGGCATCCACATCAGACACAGCACCCATCCATCTTGACAGATCCTGTGACATACTTTCAAGATCGCGCCCTGCCTGAAAGGCGCGCTTAATACCTGAAAAAGCCGTACTTGCGGTAGCTACAGCCGCAGAAATAGTGATTGGATCGAACATAGATTTTCCCGTAGTTTCATGGTTTACTGACCTTTACTTTTAATAAACTCCCTTTGCATTGCTGCATCTATACGTGCTGCTGTCTGTCGTTCCTGACTGGACAACCGCTGTTGGAACTGATCGGCACGTAGTCTCTGATTCTGTGCATCAAGATTAAGTTTCGCCTGATCATTCTGCGCATCGTTCTGTTCGGCTTGAGCCCTAAGCTGCAACTCCTTCTCCTTGAGCTGCACCAGTGGATCAGGTCCCTGACCCGAGGCCTGTTGTGATAGCTGCCTGAGCTGCTGCATACCTTGCGCTACAAACTTAGCCTTAATCGCCTCCATCAGCATCTCCTGCTGTTCAGGCGCCATCGGCCCCTGATTACGCATCTCCATCATCGCCATCTCTTCCGCCTGTATCTGCACGTGCTCAATACAATGTTTTTGTAAAGCTATAGCCATGGCCGGCATATTTCCAATCATAGGGGACGCCCCAAAAATCAAATGCGCCATAATGTGGGACTCATGGTCCTGCCCTTGAAATGCTTTCAACACCACCATATCCATAACATCTATATTCTCCTGCGCCGGATCTTTGGGTGTGGGCTCCTCATCGGGCACACGCTTCATAATCCTGTCCGTATCCTTGACACCCAACGCATCATACATATCACGATACACTTCATACATATTATGAAGATCAGGTGCTGCACCAGCCAACTGTAGCTTAGTTTGTGCTAACGCAATCCTTTGTGCTTGCGAAAAGACATTTGGGTCCGATACAGGAACAACATCCACTCTATCGTCAAAGTCTGTAGCCTTAACAGCACTATCCTCACCCTCTACCGCATACGGGTATTCATCAGGTAAACTCTCGCTCATTACCCTTGACAGGATCTTAAACTCTAAGCGCATCGCATAATGCAGGCGTTTATGCACCGCGCTCATCACCCGTGAGCCCTGTTCCAACAAGGCTATAGTTGTACCCACAGCAGCCTGTTGATTGCCGTCACCGACCTTCATATCCGTAATCGTGGCAAATCTACGTCCTGCATCAACAACAAACCCCAGTAACTGGAATAAGGTTCCGTCAGGACCTTTAAATGGCAGCGGCATTAGGCTGTCACGAATAGCCCCTCCGGGAGCGTCCACATCGCGGAACTCACCGGGCTGAAGCGGATCATCGTCATCCCTGATCCGTAGTCCACGGGCTTTAAAACCCGCAGGAAGATTGGACAACGTACCAGCGTCGATTAGCTGCCTCAGTGCCGCTGTGGCGGTTCGTGACAACCCGCCAATCGTGTGAATAAGTCCCAACCCATAGAAACCAAAACCGGGTAGAAACTTATAGTGCACAAAATACTGTATTTTGCGCTTCATATCATCATCTTCACGATAATTACGGCGTATGGACAATATTTGCCCATTATCTTGACTAATCGTTACCACATAGGGCACTTTTATGCCTGTTGGCTCTCCATCATCATCTTTCTCTTCATAGCCCTCAATGTCCAAATCAACATGACATTCTAACAAAGTACAGTCATAATCTATCTGAGAGGGCGACATACCATCAATTCTATTGATTTCATCGGTTACAGAATCGCCTTCAGACTGCCCCGGAAGCACCGGAATATCGAGATAAAACCCCGATATTTGCTTCTTTCTGAGCTCATTTAGCGATATTCGTAGTGTTTGCGTAATATTTGGGCACGTTTCAAGGTCAGAAGTCTCGTATGGCACCACTAAATGCTCTGCGGGTATGAATTTAGATACCGCTCTGCCTAAATTTTCATCATAATACACTTTTTTGAACGTAGAACCGGCCAAAGGCAGATAAAATAGCATCTGATCGAGCTCTGGCGTGTATTCTTCCATTACATTTGTGATGTAATAGTTCATAAATTGCCGTACACGCTGCGATTGCTGCTGTTTATCGCGTGTTTCGGCCCCAACTATAGCTGTTCTTACAGGTCCGGACGCCGGAAGTAGCTCATTAAACGCCTGTGCCTGAAATTGTGTTGCCGCTTCGGCTAATAAAGGGTGTGTTACCCCCGAAGACCCCCTAAACGGCTGTGTTCTTTCTTCATAATTAAACCCTAACAGCTCCAAACCGTTAGCATAAGCGTCTTCCCACTCCTGACGACTTGCTTTATTCGCGTCATACTCTCCTAAAAGCTCGCCTGCTATACGTCCAAGCTCTCTATCGGGCATTTCTTCCGCTAAATTAGCATAAAAATCATCACTCATGCCTCTTTGATCGGTCGGCTCAAAGTCTATAGTCACCCCGCCATCGTCCTCAGCAGTAATCTCTATGTCCATGTTTTCCGCTTCAACATCCATATCAACCATCGCCATCGGCTCCATAGTACCGGGCATTTCTATCTCTACATCAGCGGCCAGCTCCTCCGCTGTGGTATCTGCCGGTATATCTTTTTCTATAGCCATACGTGACTCCTTTTTTCTAACCTACCATAAACGGTTGATAAGCGCCAATACCTTTTGGACCCTTAAACATATCGCGTGCCACATCAGACAATCCTGCGATACCGCCCTTTTCTTTCTTCTCTACTTTTTTTGGTAAATTTATAGTATAGGATAAAAGTTGTTTATCGCCTATCATAGCACCTTTTCTAAATTGTCGAGGGGTGTCTAATATTATTAACTCCTCTTCAGCAGGATTACCTACAAACTTTACATCGTCAATATCAATAAGTTTTTCAGTAACAACCTTTTTTTGATCTTTTAACTTCTGTAATCCCGCCTGCTCCATCATGGCTAGTGTTTCTGGATCTTTTGTACCAAAAAGTTGTAGCTCGGTATAGTTCTCCACTCTTCTTACAGGAATTTTACCGGAAGGGAATGTTCGTTTTAACATTCCTTTCATTGCGGCTTCATATGCAGGATAATCCTCATCTGTAATGGCTTCTATCAAAGCATCGCGATCGTTATTAAAAGTATAACGATTTAGTTTTTTACCTAATTCAGGAAACTCTAGAAGAGCCCCCTCTTCATCCATAGCTTCAAATAAGGTGTCAATGTCTTGTTTTGTAGTAGTTGACCCACCCCCCGCTGCTTCCGTCAAAAATTTCGCGACAGAACTACGTTGATCGCCAATACCACGACCCTTGGGCACTTCTGTAAAAGGTATATCTCCGGCTGCGGACTTAATCACGTTTTTATAATTATCACCACCCTGAACTAAAACATTATCGTAACCCCGCATAGTTTCTGCAATCTTGCTCATTTCATTAGGGTTACTTATAAAGTCACTTACCTTGTCTTTTGTCATTAATTGATTGTAGTTCTCTATAGGAGCGTCCGCACGTATAAGTCCGTGTTTCGCGGACAATATAGCAACATCGACGTTTTCAGGTACACCTGCTTTTCGTATAGATGTAAAGATAGGGCCTAAATATCTATCTAATGCTTTCATGTTACCAACGTCAGGGCACTTCTTATCACCACAAGACACAATTAATAACTGACGGCCTTTCTTGGCTTCGGGGGCAAAAATACTTTTTGTTGCTTGTCCGGAGGGCAACATTTTCGGAATAATGTCGGAGGGTAAATCAATATCTAACGTACCCGCGCTAGGCTTCAACGATCTTTTGGACTCTATCGACTGCATCATCCTCTCTAAGCCAAGGTCCCGCACCTGCTTTCTTAACCCCCGAGCGTCTATCGCGTCGTCCAAAGCCTTGGAAACATCTTCCTTTCTCAACGGATCACCAGAACGAACAAAATCATCAGGACCTTTACCTGTTCTCATCATGTGCGATATATCAAGTTTCATCTCTGCCATAGCAACAAGCTCATCATCACTAAACTTACTAAAGTCCCCCGCGTCTTTTAAGACTTTATCAAGGTCTTTGTTCATCGACAACGTGACCGAATCCATCTCCTCCCCAATCTTCATAGATTGAGATAAACTCTCTACCGCCCCCGTTGGACTCGAAGACCCCTCCTTAATAACCTTATTCGCACCAAAATATAAATCTCTTAGTTTTTGTGCCTTGGCGGCTGCACTTCCGAGGGCCCCTTTTAAACCAACTTTCGCAACTTTGGCCACCGGTGCAGGGGGCACTAGATCAACAAGACCTTTACCAACAGGTGCTGCTAGAGCCGCTGCTCCCATACCCGTGAGCACTTCACGACGCGACAAACCCTGCTTGGCCGCCGGTGTCTTTTTAGCAACATCATCCGCTGCGCCTAACAAAAACAATTCTTTCAAGGCATCTACCCCTGCGGTAACAGAGGGCTTGATAACATTCCGCAAAGCATACGCCCCGGCAGGCAAGGCTAATATGCCTGTTTCCATAGCCGATTCGCCATACTTACCTTCTTTTAAAGCCTGACCGGCACGCTGAAACCCCGTTACAGGATTCATCTCTACCGCCGCTTTTGCAAAGGGCCGTAATCCGGGAGGTATGTACCGTGTTACATCCTTACCAAAAATACCAAACCGTTGTTCCGCCATCAGTAGTACGCTCTTACCTGCACGTTGTTGTCATCCTCATCCCAATCGTCCGTTGGTAGCTGCACAAAATTACCCTGACGATACCGCATCAAAGCCTGTGTCATACTATCCACAAGGTCATCATACTCCCCATTTGGAAAAGCTGCAACCTCCTCTATCATCTCATCCGCAAACTTCGTGTCTGGTGCGTACACCATGCCTGCTTCAAAAAGAACCGATACAGAGTGCACGCGCGTCACCTTATCATTTCCCTTACTCGGTGTAAAGTTAACAACAGGTATACCCATGTTCCGTAGTTCGTGGGTCAAGGGCAGCCCTGTCGCTTTCGCCTCTATTATAATCGTATCCGGCTCCCAATACTTATACTGCTCCAACGCTACCTGCTTCAACTCAGGAAAGTCCCACCTGTCCTTCTGACTATCAAGAAGTATCAAGGCCGGGGGTCCCCCCGCTTCTTCCGGATAAAAAACACCCCATGTCGTAATCGCGCTATAGTCCGATGTCTCGCGTTTCGTAAACGCCGTATCGTAACTCTGAATAACATATTCAAGATTGGGAATATTATCCTTCTCCCACTTCTGCCACCAGTCCCGTGGTATAATCGCATTCTCCTCACCCGTCGGATTCTGCTGATACTGCGCGTTCCATTTACTAGGAGGAATCGAGGCACGTACCGCCGTTAAATCCTCAAGGCTCCAAAACTCCGGCCAGCAGGGTGAGCCATCTTCAAAGATTGCCGGTAACTCCACAACCTCCCACTGATCCGCTAAGTCGTCTTTTGCCATCGCACGCATCAGCTGTCCCGTCATATCTTTCTCGGACCACCGGGTCTGTACCAAAACAATACTACCTCCCGGCTGTAGTCTCTGTCGGGGGCCCCCAGTGTACCAGTCCCACGCATCGTCAAAACCCGTATTCGACATCGCTGTCTGCTCCGAGTGTGGGTCATCTATAATCACTAGGTCCCCACCACGACCGGCCAAGTTCGAACCCACACCAACAGCATAGTACATACCACCAGAGGTCGTGTCCCAACGACCGGATGCTTTACTGTCCGCTGACAGATTAACAGACGGAAAGATCTCTTTGTAATCGTCACTATCAATAAGGTTCTTGGTCTTACGTCCAAAGTTCACGGCAAGCTCCGTGGTGTGCGTCGCTTGAATAATCTTCATCTTAGGATTCTTTCCCATCATCCACGCCGGAAACAAAAAGCTGGCAAACTCCGACTTGGTATGTCTCGGGGCCATATTGATTATCAATCTCTTGAGCTCGCCTCTCGCAACACGTTCTAGCTTTTCAGCAATTATTTTGTGGTGACGACCCGCAATAAAATCCGGCCACATATTTTTTACAAAAATTAAAAAGTCCTGTTGGCACTTTTCGTTTTTCTCGATTTGCGCAAGTCGTAACTTGAGCTTCTCT